GCGGCGGCTGGTGAAGCTCGGACCAGCGGTCACGGTCACATCGTACTTGCCGGCCGACAGGTCGAACACCCGAACCAGCGCCTGCAACTGAGGCGACGGCGGCACGTTCGGCGGCAGCGGCACGAACTGCGGCGGGCCAGATTGGTCCTGCTGTTGCGGGATCTGCTGACCCGCCATGACCGCCTGCAGGATCTGCGGGTTGACCGCCGGCTGATTCACCGGGATCTGATAGCTGGTGCCGTCTTCTTGCACGGCGCGCAGGATGCGCTCTTTGCTGTAGACCTTCGGCAGCAGGTCGAGGATGATGCGCCCGCCGTGCTCCACGGCACGGTTTCTGTTGTCGCGGAAATCGTAGGTGGAGACATCCCCCTCGCGCTGGCGGNNATCGCGCGTCCGCTCGTCTCGTTGCTCCGCGCCCCGAGCGAGGCGTCATAGATGCCCATGATCGCCTTCATGTCGTCGGCGGCCATCAGTGCTTCCTGCATCACGCCTGCGGGCGGCCCTTGGAACACCTGGCGCTGCGGCATCGCCCCGGGCGCTTCTGGCACCGGGTCATACTCAAGATAGGCGTGGGGCTCGACGTTCGCGGTAGACCAGCGGTCCGCGTCACTGTTGAACATGCCCTTCGGGCCGATGTACGGCGCCTTCGGCTGCAAGGCCCCCAGCTCCGCAGCCAGCGACCGCTGATAGTTGTAGAGACGCTGCGAGTCCTTCGCGCGATGGATCAACGAGAAGAACAGCCGCTTGCCGTTGACGTTCGTCTCTTCCCCGTACATCGGGACGATGGGGATGTACTTCCCGGCCCAATCGTTCTCTTCCAAAACGTCAGTGCCGGTGATGATCCGTTGACGGACCTTCCATGTCCACGCATCGCGGTCGCCAACCACCGTCACACCCTGCGCGGTGAGCATGTCGGCGATCTTCATCAACTGCTCTTCGTAGAGCACCATGCCATTCGACAGCTTGATGAGTCGCGTGGGCTTCTTCTCTCGGATCCACCGCTCGGCTACGCGGATCTTCTCGCCCTTGTCCTCAAACCACTGATCGGTGTAGTCCTTGGAATCAGCTTGGAAGCTGGTCGCCTTGGCATCGGTGCCCCAGCGGTCCTCAAACTCGCTCTTTGAGTACCAATCCGTTACGAATGCGCGCTTCCAGTCAATCGACGTTCCCGCCGTGCTGTCATAGTCGCCGTACACGCTGAACGGGTTGGAGACGCGAACGATGCTGATTTCCTGCTCGAAAGCATCGTCGTCCGGGTAGTCCACGGCGATGCGGAAGTACCCGAAGCCGCACGTCACCGCGAAGTCATAGGCGCAGTCGTATGCCTGGTCCGCCTGGCTCGCCGTTTCGATGTTGCGGATCAAGTCTGACTGAATGTCGGCGGTGAGCTTGTCCGCGCCGTTGCCGACAGGTTGAACCTTGATCACAGGTTGAACCTTGATCTGCGCGCGGTTGATCCGGGCGTCGTTCGTCACCTGCTTGGTGAACGCCGGCAGGCGGTTGATGGTCAGGCACGGGCGGCCGGAACTCTCGCGTCGAGTGCGGTCCTTCTCGTCCCACTGCTGGGAGAGCTTGGCGAACTCAAGGTCGGCGAGAGACTGCTTTCGCTGGTCGCACTCGTGTTCCTCGCACGCCGAGAACTCGTCGCGGTCGTCTGCGAGGGTGTCTTTTTCCATGTTCTGTTTCCGGCGTCGTCTCGACGTTGGGATGTGGCGGCTAGATGCGCAGGGGATCTAGCTTTCGGAGGTCGTGCAGCCTGATGCCATCGCGCTTGGCCTGTTGGATCAACATGGCCCGCAGATGGTCGCGCTGGGGGCCGGTCATGCCGTCAATCGTCAAGAACGTCTCGCAAGAAAGCTGCCGGCATTCCGTCGCAATGTCGAGCCGCGTCAAAAATGCGTCTCTCCGCAAGTCGTAGGCGCTCGTCTCGCGGATGAAGTCATCCCAAGTCAGGATGTTCTTCACCGGCATGATGACGCAAGACGGCAGGACAGCGGCGGCCACCCCGGCGGCGAACATACCCATGAGGCCGCGTCTCGTGATGTTCATGACTTACCTTTGTCCGATGTACCGCGTCGGCCCACCCGAGCGCATGTAGGCCGCCAGCGTGGCGCGCGAGACGAGCCACATCGGGCGCGGCGGGTTGGCAAGACCGTAGGCACTCAGCACGGCTAGCGCGATTGGGTTCAGTTTCATCTCATCCCATCCATGATTGCGCGATGCGAACCGGCTTCTTCGCCGCTTCCTTCGCTTTCGGTTCTTCGTAGGCCACGCAGCACAGCCCGAACGCATCCGCCGCATGGCTTGACCAGTCGTGTTCAGGCCCAAGCCCGATCTGGCGGTTGTCGTCTCGCTTCTCGTGATACCAACCAAGTGCGTCAAGACCGGGCTGCGTCGTCTGTTCGTTGAACCACATGGAACCGAACAGCCGGCGACCGGCTTCAATGCGAGCCTTCGCAGCTCCGCGCCCCTGATTCGGGACCACCGTGACCTTGTAGCCAGCCTTCCTCAAGGCCGACTCATACGACACGTCAAACACCGCGTCATGCCGCTCGCCGTCGTGCGGAAGCCAGAACTGGCAGCGGTCCGGGGTGTAGCCCTTGCCGCGCATCCAGTTCAGATGCGTCTCCAGCGGCTGGCCTACCGCTTCGTAGTAGTCCAGCACGCGGATTTCCTTGCCGATGAACTGCGCGATCCACAGGGCGAAGGCATCAGCCCGCGCTCCAGTCCCGCCGATGTCCACAAAGGCCCGCAGCGTCATCAGCGGGTCAACAGGTACCCGCCCGATCCGTCCGTCCGCCTTCGCCTGGGCGATGTTCTTGGCGTAGTAGGCGCCTTCCAAGACCGTGGCGTATCCGCCTTCCCATATGTGCTCGTATTGCTCCGGCTGCATCCGCTGGCAGTCCAGCCGCTCCTGTTCCAGCACATCCGGGAACCACGGGTTGTCCCGCCAATTCGCCTTGACCACGATGGCGTCGGTCGGAAGTGACTCGCCCCTCAACAGAGCATCAACGGCATCGCTCTTGCGCCTCGGGTTCCACGAGAACCACAGCTCCGACCCAGCCGCGCGCAACGTCGGGCGCAGCATGTTCAGCGACACCGCCGATGCCGTCTGCGCTTCCTCCCACCATGCACGCTTGAACCCCTCCAGCGACTTGATGCTGTCCGCCGTGTAGTCCTGCATGCCTTTGAAGATCATCAGGCCATCGCCCGGCGTCTCAATCTCGGTCTTGAACACCCGGAAGCCGTCCGACTCACCAAGGCCGAGCGATTGCAGTTTCGCCTCAATAAGCGCCTTGGACGACTGCGCCAGGTCTTTCTGCACCTCGCGGATGCACACTGACCGCAGGCCCTCGCCGCCGCTCTCTCCGGGCTCGGCCAAGCTGTCTTCAATGAGCATTTCGGCGAAGCAGTGGCTCTTGCCGCTACCGCGCCCACCCCAGGCCCCCTTGTACCGGCTGCGCTTCAACAGCGGGGTGAAGACTCGGGGTGTCTTGATCTCGAGCGTCTTCACGCCTTCGGGTCTACGATGGTCCGCTCAATGCGGGCGAACTTAACGGGACCGCCGCCTTCGCCGGTCAGTTCAACGGCCTTCATCTCGCGCCACTTTTCAGGGCAGCGGTTCTTCAGCCAAAAGATCATGGCCGTCGGGTCAGGCGGGTAGTGCTTCCTGATCGCCGTCTGGACAAGCTCGCCGCCGACGACTCGGATATCAACCTCGTCGTGTTCGTAGCCGACAGCGCGCCGGTAGAGGCTTTGCGCGACCTTCTCGTCAGCCTCTTGCTTTGGCAGCTTTAGGGCGTCCGAAAATTTCTGGTGCTGCACTTTCCACAGCGCGACGGTTGAAACCGCGACCCCGAAGAAGTCAGCCAGTTGAGCGTCAGTCGCCCCCAGCTTGCACAGCTTCGCGGCTTGCTCGGCGTACTCAGGCTTATAGAGACTGGGGCGGCCTCTGCCTCGTTTGTCTTGCGCGGCGTCTTTGGCTGATGCTGTCTTCTTGGTGGTTGCCATGATTGAAGCTCCGTCCTTTCGGGTGGTTGGCTTCCGGCCTTGTCTGTTACAAGTTTTGGTATCAGCCCGGTGTTTTTGGACACTTCCGCGCCGATTCCGTTACACATTAAGAA